GCCGGCGTTACTTCTTACAGGGTGCGTCCGGAATGCCTGCCGTGACCGTCCGCACAATCGACTCGATCATGGACGGACGCCCGCGTGGTCGGAAGACCTGGCAGGACGGGCCCGGCCGGCCGGTGATCGAGTATTGCCCGCCCGACTTCTCGAAGATCGAGAACCTGGGGATCATTCACAACGGAAAGGAGATCCGGACCGACGTCGCGCAGGACTTCCCCATGTGGGACGGCGACGAGGCGATCTTCTACCGGAAGCCACGCGACCCGCTGACGATCGGCGCCCTGATCATTGTCTCGATCGTCCTCTACGCGCTCTCCTACTATGTCCAGAAGCAGTTCTTTGCCGGTGCCCGGCCGCAGCAGAAGGAGCTCGAGGACTCCGAGACCTTCGGCGACTTCGGGATCGTCAACACCGTCCGCCCTGGAACCCGGATCCCGATCATATATGGCACCCACCGTGTCGGCGGCCAGATCATTCAGCAGTACCTCGAGCGCAGGCGCGCAGACCCGAACCGGGTCGACGCCCGGGACTCGGCGCTCAGTACACTCCTCGGCGTTTGCAGCGGCGAGATCTTCGGGATCAGCGACGTTCGCGCGGACGGGAACAGGAACTCGCCCGGCGTCTTCGAGTTCCGCCGCGGCGCTAACCACCAGTCTGCGATCAACGGCTTCACCGATATCCGGACCCAGTTCACGAAGGATATCACCGTCACGGGAGTCGGCGGCTCGTACACGACCGTCACCGAGAACGAGGTCGACTCGATCGAGGTTCTCTTCCGGTTCGCCGGCCTCTTCAGGACGAGTGACCGCGGTCAGTTCCTCCAGAAGGCCGTGGATATCCGGATCGAGTACAAGGAAGTCGGGACAACTGCCTACTCGATCGAGGCGATCACGGTCAGCGAGAAGACGCGAAACCAGTTCGACGTCTTCTGGCGCTCGCCGCTGATCCCGCGTGCCCGGTACGACATACGGATCACGCGGCTGACCCCGGACGACAACGACGCGACTGGCCTCTCGGACTTCCGGGTCTTCTCGATCATAGAGATCCTGGACGACGTCCAGACCTATCCAGGCCTCGCGCTCTACTCGAAGAAGGCGGCTGGTTCCCGCGAGAACTCTGGCGGCACGCCGACCTATGACGCGCTGGTGCAGGGGAAGCTCGTCCGCGTCTACACGGATCTCACGACCTTCACGACCGTGTATTCTGCGAACCCGGCCTGGTGCCTCCTCGACTTCTTGATCGACAAGAAGTATGGCCTGGGCGCGTTCATAGACACGGACCGGGTCGACATTCAGAGCTTCATAGACGGCGCGGCCTTCTGTGCCGCCGAGGGTCTCGAGCTCAACATAGTCCTCGACAGCACGCTCAACGCCTTCGACACGATCCGCCAAATCTGCCTCTGCGGCCGGCTCCTCTTCTTGCTGCGCGGAGACAAGTGGACGGTGCGGCCAGACAAGCCCGAGGAGCCGGTCCAGTTCTTCAGCATGGGTCGGATCATGAAGGGCAGTTTCACGGCCTCGAAGCAGGCCAAGTCAGAGTCTGCGAACTACCTGATCGGGGAGTTCTGGAACAAGGATCTCGATTACGAGAGGGACTCTCTTCCCAAGGAGGACCCGAACGTCGATCCAAGCCAGGAGCAGGTCGAGGCCACGGTCAACCTCCTCGGGATCACGAGCGTCGCTCAGGCCAACAAGATTCTGAACCTGATCCTTCTCTCGAACCGGCTCCAGAAGCGCACCGTCGAGTTCGAGGTCGGAGTCGAGGCGCTCGCGCTCGAGGCCGGGGACGTCTTCGCGATCTCGCACGACGTTCCGGCCTGGGGACTCTCCGGGAAACTCCGTCACGTCGAGGAGGGCGGGACCTCGCTCTGGCTCGATCGCACGGTCACGCTCGAGGTCGGGAAAGAGTACGAGCTCACTGTCTTCCACGACAAGCACGAGGGCGACCCTGTAACGCGCGGCTTCGACGTCGTTCGCGTGACGAACAACCCGGAGGTCACGGACAAGGTCTCGGTGTCCGGCGAGTGGATCGAGACTCCGGTCAAGGGCACCGACTACTCCTTCGGCGAGCTCACGAAGAGCTATGTCCTCTATCGCTGCGTTAGCGTGACGCGCGGCACGGCGCTGGCACGTCGGAAGATCCGGGCAGTCGAGTACAACGAGGACGTCTACGGCGAGGACCTGACGGTGCTCCCGGCGCCGAGCGTCAGCGCCTTGCCGAACCCGCTCCGGCTTCCAGACGACGTCACGGATCTGAGGCTCTCCGAGCGCACCGTCTTTGCCGAGGACGGCACGCTGTCGACGGCGATCGACGTCTTCTTCAACCTGCCAATCATTGCGGGTGTTCGTGCCGAGGTCTTCTGGCGGGAGAACGGCTTCCGCACCTGGGAGTCAGTCGGGATTGTGGGCATTGGATACGCCACGATCACCCAGAACGTGCGCTCTCCGAACGGAGCCTACGAGGTGGCCGTAGCGGCGATCAGCCAGTTCGGAGTGCGGAAGGCACCCGAGGACGCGCCGTGGTCTGCGATCGTCACGGTCGGCGTGACCAGACAACCGGACAACGTGTCCAACTTCAAGGCCGATCGGACCATGGAAGGCTTGATTTTCACGTGGGACCCCGTCGACGCGGGCCGGAACTTCGATCTCGCCAACTACGAGATCCGGACCGGCATGGCCTGGGACACGGCCGTCACGATCGGCGAGCCTGTAGAGACTCGATTTTTCACCACGGCCTTCGTCAAGGGTGAGAACACGTACCTGATCAAGGCAAAGAACACCTCCGGGAAGTTCTCGCCTCTCCCGCAGGCGGTCGTGATCGAGGTCGACGCCAGGATCAACGAGAACATTGTCTACACGGAGACCCTGAATCCTACCTTTGACGGCTCGAAGGAGGAGTTCACGGTCATAGACGACAAGCTGCGGCTCAACACTGCGGACCAGGTCGTGGCGTGGCGGAACGCGCAGCACTCGTCCTCGCTCGGAGGCACGAAGTACATTGCCGGCGGACGGGCGGCTGGCTTCCGCGTCTCTGGCACCTACACGACCGACAAGTTCGAGATCACGGCCACGAATGCTGTCCGCGCTCTCGTGTCGAACAAGCTCCAGGCGAACCAGATCAACGAGTCCGAGTTCTGGACCGCGGGCGACATTGCAGGCCAGTCGTGGGGAAGTCCCTTTGCCAGCGACCGAGCATGGAGCGTTGCGCCGGACGGCAAGGTGATCGTGACGGTGGAAATGCGGTTCTCGACACTCACGAGCGCCGAGGCTGACTTCGGGCCCTGGCAGGAGCGAGCGCAGAATATCGAGGTCCTGGTCAAGTGGGCGCAGGCTCGCGTTCACGTCGAGGTCGTGGACCCGGCGTTCACCGTCGATATCGAGGTCTTCGAAATCTACTTCGACGTCCCTGACCGCCGCGAGTCGGGTACGGCGAACACGAGCGCCGTGGGGAACGTGACGGTGAACTTTGCAACGCCGTTCAACAATCCGCCGGTGGCCGTCGTCTGCACGATTCAGAGCGCCTCGGCAAACGACGACATTGTGCGCGGCATGGCGACAGCAACTGGGTTCCCGCTGTCTGTGTTCAACGGCGGCTCGAGAGTGGTGCGGACCGTGGAGTACGTGGCGACGGGCTTCTGAGGTGACCAATGGCTGACCAAACCTACTACGAGATCCAGGGCACCGACCTCCTCGGCAACTACCCGACGCAGGCACAGGGGACGAACCGCGCGCTGAAAGGCGGCTTCAACGGACCGACAGCACCGGCAACGCCTACGGCTTATCAGCTCTGGTACGACACGACGGCCGGGCAGATCAAGCTACGGAACGGCGCGAACGACGCCTGGATCACGCTCGGTCTGATCAGTAGCTACGGCGGCACGCTGCCGCTCGCCGGTGGCACCATGAGCGGCAGTATCAGCATGGCCAGCGCGCACAGGATCACGAACCTGGCCGCGCCAAGCGCCGCGAACGACGCCGCGAGGAAGGCCGAGCTTGACCTCAAGGCCAACATCGCCTCGCCGGTATTCACGACGGACGCGCGGCTGGCCGTCGATCCGCCTACGAACGACTCGCTGACCCGGAAGATTTACAACGAGGGGCGGTACGTCAGGCTTGCAGGCTCGACGCTGACGGGTCCCCTCGTCCTGGCCGCGGACGGCTCGGCGAACCTGAACCCGGTCTCGATCCAGCAGCTCAAGACATACACGTCCTTCAACACGTCGACCGGGCACAGCCACGACGGCACGAACTCCCGCAAGGTGCTCGGCACGAGCCTGAACTCCACCGGAGCTTCTGCCGGTGCCAAGCTCACGTCGAACGGGGACGGCACCACGATCTTCTCACTGGCGCAGCCGGTCGTGCCGCTCGTGATACCGACGCTCGCGCTCGACGCTGATCCAGCCTCGCTCTCCTATGCGGACGTCAACGTCTCCGGGAGCGTCACGACAACCTCGCGCGCGGTGCTCCTCGGCCTCGAGGTCTTCGACAACATGGTTGTGCGGTTGCGGCCGGACGGAAATGGCAGCGATTCGACGTCCATGAATATCAACCTGAACACGTCGAACGGGGCGCACCCTGGCAGGGCCGTGTGGTGCGAGCTGCCTGCCTCGAAAATCTTTGAGTACAAGAAGGTCTCCGGCACAGGCTCTAACCTGGTGATCAGGGTGCTGGCTTACGGACAGCTATAGAAAGGAAGAGAGAGAAATGGCCGGACTGAACTGCGTACTACCCTTCGAGGACCTCGATACCGTTGCGAACGCCTGGAAGACGTGCGCCGCTCTCAAGGCAGCCTCGGATCAAATGCTCTTGATCGCTCGCGGCGAGTGGTTCCCGAACGGCGTTGCGGGCGACGCGAAGCACCTGAAGGCGCGAATCGTCAGGATCACGGCCGATAGTGGCACCGGAACCAGCACGACTCCCAAGAAGCTCCAGAACGCCTTCGGTTGCACGCCGCGTGCGGTTGGCCGTATCAACTTCACCGTTGAGCCCACGGTGGGTGACGTGCTCTTCCCGTCGCACGTTCACCCGCAGGGCGCATTCACGCGCGAGCTTCGCTTTGACGGCCTCTTCGTCGAGGAAGGTACGGAGGTCGCGCTCCAAGTGTTCCTCGCAAGCGGCCAGACGGTCGTCCAGATTTCAGGCGGCCTCTACCACGAGGAGTAAGCACACCCATGGAGGATAGCAACTTGATAACGTGGACGGTCAGGCTCGGCCTTCTCACAGCCGTGGCAGTCGCCGTGCTTTCGGTCGTATCGGCTGCGGCAGTCATGGCGCTGGAACCGGCCGCGCCAGCACCAGGGACGACGACATGGGACGTGGGCCCTGGACTGACGGCCATGGTGATCGCCGTCGTCACGGCTATCGGCACCACGGTCACCGTCCTCGTGAATTCGATCCTTGCGGCCAAGGGACGCGCCGAGAACGCTGCCAAGCTCACCGAGGTGAAGAACACAGGGGAAGAGACCCACAAGATAGTGAACAGCCAGCGGACGGAAATGACGGCCGAGCTCAAGCGCCAGAGCGTGGAAATGAACTCGCTCAAGGATCAGATCCGCGAGCTGACCATGAGCCGCGACATAGCGCGAGAGGCGAATCCGAAGAAGCCAGACGCATAGGGGCGTCCACGCAACCCCATGAGGAGAACTTCACATGCAGGTAGAAATAGGCGCGGTGCTCGCCGGAGTGCTGACGCTCATGGTCACGTCTGCCACGCAACTCGTGATTGCCTTTCACACGAAGAGGCTTTCCCAGGAGGCGAAAGTGAACTCCGCTGAAGCCAAGGTCAGCTCCGAGGAGGCCAAGGTCAACGCTGCCGAGGCCAAGGTTCTCTCCGTCGAGACGAAGGAGATCACCGCCGAGAACAAGCAGATCAGCACCCAGAACGCCGAGGCGCTCCAGGAAATCCAGGTGAAGACGAACGGAGGGATCGAGCACAAGGTGCGCCGTCTCGAGTCTCAGATTTCCGAGGTGGCGGAGCTGGTCAAACAGAACACGGCGCGAGTCGACGAGCTGGTGAGTCTACTTCGCCGCTGCGTCCTGCTTCAACCCGCTGACAAGGACAAGCCCGCGTGACAGTCCCAGCCTTCAGTTTGTACTCCGGCCGCCCGCGGGTCTTCTTCCGCGACACGGACCTGTCCACGCTCATTGCGCGAAGCAACGACGTGAACGGCTGGAAGACGCTCTGGGACAACGTGATCATTCCCGCCGCGAACAACTACGACGACGACGCGGATTCTTCTATCGGTGGCCGTGGCGATCCTGGCCGCTTCCTGGTGCTCGCGCTCGCTGGCCTGATCGAGGACAACTCCACGTACCGCAACAAGGCGATCACCGCCGCAGTGTGGCTCGCCGACAACAATCCGCCGAACCCCACGAACACGTCCGGCCGCGAAGTCCTTCTCTGCCTCACGATCGTCTTCGACCTCCTCTACAACTACATGACCTCCACGCAGCGAACGACGATCGCCAACGAGATCGTCTACTGGTGCAGCGGGCCCGTGCCCGGCGAGGGCGGCATGTCCGCGAACAATGCCGAGTGGATGGACGGCCACTCGGGTATTGACCAGATGCATCAGTTGGCCGGTGCCCTGGCGATCCACGGCTTTCACTCGCAGGCGACGACGCTCCTCAACGAGAGCATGAACTTCATATTCGGCACCGGGCCGAACCAGGGCCGGATCGAGATGGCGCGCTACCAGTACACGGGCGGCGGCGCCGAGAAGGGCGCGACGTACTTCCAGCTCGGGTGCCGGGCCGAGCTCGGATACCTCTACTTTCTGAAGAACGCGACGACTCTCACAAGTATCTGGACGACCGAGGACGCATGGGCCTCGAAGATCTGGGAGTGGGTGCTCTGGACCCAGTGGCGCGGCAGCGACTCGAAGACCTACGAGGCGCACGGGGACACCGGCAAGATATCGTCGCCGCTCTTCCACATGGAACTGCGCTGGATCATTGCGATGCTTGCGACCCAGTACGCGGGCGTCAACGGCGGGAAGTACATGCGCTGGCTCTTCGACGAGTACGTGGACCTCGACAACGACTTCGCCGACAACCAGATCTTCGACTTCCTCTTTCTGGATCGTGCGAACACGACAGCGCTCGCGCCGAGTACGACTCCTCCCGCAACGTCCAAGATGTTCTTTCCGCCTGGCACGTATATGTTCCGTGGCGCGGCCAGCGGGGACAACGCCTGGAACTATCAGCAGTCCGTGACCGCGCGCGTCAACGCCAGGAAGTGGTACTGGCAGGGCCACTTCCACCTGGACTCCGGCAGCGTCCAGATCGTCTACAAGGGAGACCCGCTTCTCCTCTCGCCTGCGGGAGCCTACGAGCTCACGATCTGCTCGACATGCCACAATAACAACGCGCTCCAGCGCTCGTGGCTCCAGTCGCTCGTGCCGCTTGTCCTCGATCCGTCGCAGGTCTACCACAAGGGGAACCCGTCCGTATCCACAAACCTGAGCGTGAACGACGGCGGGCAACACTATCAGAAGTGGGTCGGCAGCGGCGGGACGGAGTACGATCCGAACAACGTCTACAAGATGCAGAACGACGCGGGCGGCCAGGCCTGGCTGCGCTGCGAGAGCTTCACGGAGATCGTGAACGACGCCTCGGTGAGCTTCATAAGCGCCAACATTCGGAACGGGTACAGGAAGTACATAACCGATTCGCACCGCTGCCCGACTCTGAAGGTGAAGTACCTCTTCATACGGCCTACGGTGAACAACGGCCTGACCCACTGGGCCATGCTCTACTACGCGCGGATCGTGAAGGCCGATCCGGACTGGGTGACACAGATCCCGATCCATACCTACGGCGCGATTACAACGACGGCCTACGGCGCTCACTGGCTCGGCTATCGAGGCGTCAACGCGCTCTCGCCGGCCGGGAAGCTCTGGCTCGATATCAGGAACATATCGGCCTACACGCGCACGAATAACACGCCTGGGACGATCACGAACACCTGGGGTGCGAACCAGTTCAAGATCGGCGGCACCGGCACGAACTACGTTCCGACTGGAGCCTCGAGCGCCTTGGAGCTCCAGGATATCAAGAAGCACTCGCTATACGTCAAGAAGACGACGCAGGTCACGGAGGAGCACTATGTCATGCTCTTTATGCCAACCGCGTCGAACGCCAGCGAGCCTGCCTCGGACCGCGTCTGGGTGACGGACGGCGCTCAACCTAACCACTACGGGATCACGCTGAATGGAACGGAGACCTATCTCGTTCACCGGACGCTCGACGAGGTGGTTTACCCTGGCGCGGCAGCGGACACGACGCCGCCAGCGGAGGCAACGTCGGTTGTCCTGACGCCGAAGAACACGGCGCTTCTGACGACGTGGACGGACCCGTCAGACGGGGACCTCGATCACATAGAAGTCTGGCGGCGCACGTCCGCAGTCTAAGAAAGGAAGAGAATGGCTACCTTCACGCCTAGCTGGACAACAGGGGGAACCCTCCATGCCTCGAGCTCCGTCGCTACCTCGGCCTCGGCCACGGACGACCTGAACCTCGTCTCGGCCGGGCCGTACTACGGAGCGCACATTCAGATCGACCTCGACATTGCGAGCGGATCGCCGGCTGGCGACTGCACGATCGAGGTGTTCGGCTCCGTCGACGGCGGATCGAACGACGACACGCTGCCCATGAAGACGCTCCGCGTGCCCTTCAGCGCCACCGGGAACAAGAAGGTGTCGTTCACTGTCTATGGCGTGCCGTTCTGCTCGGTGAAAATGAGTAATTCGACCGGCGTCTCCGTGACTTACGTTGGCCGCTACGCCGGGCTCAAGCAGGCCAGCGCCTGATGTTCTTCACGAAGCCGCAGTCATGGGTTTTCCAGCACGGCCTGATCTCACGCACCGGCCAGGATCTCTGGCGCGGCGTCGTCCTGGCCATGCCGTTCTGGGATTACAAGCAGCGGATCACCGAGGACATTAGCGGCAACTGCCTCCACGGCGTCTTCGGTACGGGCCTTGATCCTATCGTCGACTGGGAGATCAGCACCTACGGCTCGAACCTCGACGTGGAGGGAGCAGCCAACGAAGAGATCACCGTTGCGGCACCTGCCTCCGCGATACTCGACGGCACGGCCAAGCTATCCGTCGAGATGATCTTCCGCTGCGACTCCGTGACCGCCGGGAGCGGGATCATTCAGGGCCTGATCGGGAAGTACACGACGACCGTGGACCGCCGAGCGTGGAGGATCTACGTCGTCGGGGACGAGCTCGCACTTCAAGTGTCCTCGGACGGCGCGGGGAACGAGATCCAGGAGACTACGAACGCAAACCTCGGGAACGGCGTCTGGGCGCACGTCGTTCTGACCTTCGATGCCGGGGTCTTCCGCGCCTACAAGGACGGCGTGGCGCTGACGACGGACGGCGACTTCGGCACGCACACGTCGATCTTTGCCGGGATCACGGAGCCGCTGCGTATCCTTGCGCGCTCGGACTCGAACCGCCTTGTTGGAGGATTCGCAGGGTGCCGGATCTGGAACGGGAGGGTGCTCTCGGCCGCGGACGCGAAGCGGCTCTACGAGGACCCGTGGGAGATGTACGAGCCGGTCTGGCCGTACTCGTTCGCCCAGACGTTCGCGCAGGAGCACTCGGGCGGCGCGGCTGCGGGGCCCTGGATCAAGGTGGCCGACGTGGACGCCGGCTTCGAGGCCTACCAGATCGAGGGCCTACAGAACGGCGTCTCCTACGATGTGCGCCTCAACTCCGTGGACACGAGCGGGAACGTCTCGGCGGGGACGACTCCCGTGGCCGGGACTCCGGCTGCCGGGTCCGTGGTGACGAGCTTCCGCGGCGTCCGGATCCCGCGGGTGGCCACGTCGAGGCCGCCGCGGCACTTGATGGCGAAGCTGGGGCGGCGGTGACCCCTCCGGACTGCCACGATCCCCTGGAGCTCCTCCAGGCGTTCGCCGGCCTCGTGCGGCGGCTCCAGTGGGCCGAGGAGATGATCCGGACGCTCGAGGCGGCGAACCTGGACCTCCAGGAGCGGCTCAGGATCTCCGAGGAGCTGACGAGCTTCGTGGTCGAGAAGCCGTGAGCTTCTGGGTCTTCGCGCTGTCGCTCGGCTCGCTGCTCGTCTTCGCGTGGCTCGTGGACGTGGCCTTCGACTGGCACGGCCGGCGGAAGAGGCGGCGACGCTGGTAAGCTCTACGGCAGGGCCAGGGCCGTAGGCGGTAGCTTGTGGAGCGTGTACCCGGCCTCCGGCGGCTCATCGTAGTCGTGCCAGGCGTCCGTCAAGAGGTCTATGAAGAGCCCGGTCAGAGAGAAGAAGTTCCCCCACATCCACGGGCTCAGGCTGGCCTCGAAGTACTCGGTCTGCGGCGCATAGCCGTCCTTCGTGATGTAGGCCACTACCGTCTTCGTCCCGCGCGGCACCTGGAGCGTGCATGGCGTCGTGCCGTAAATGCCGTGGCTGGAGAGCTCGACGGTGGCTCCGGACGGGTACGTGACGAAGCTCATGCTCTGGGTGGTGCCGTTGAAGATCGTGGCGCAGCCGGGGACAAGGACGAACAGGACGAGAACCGCGCGCATACCGCCTCCGAAAGCTGAATGATTACGTCGCACCTGACGTAGCATTGTACGTCAGCGGGCACTGATAGATTCAAGAGGGCACCCTGAGGAGTAGGCAGAAGTAAGGGCGAAAGGAAGGCGAAAGAGTACGGAGGTCGCCTTTCAATGCTGCTCGTCTCGGATCTTCTCCGGCTGATCGAACACGACTACGCGATCAACGGTCGCCGCTCCTTCGAGAGCTTCGTCGTCTTTCACTGGCGGCACGTTCGGAGGCTCCTCGGGGAGTCCCACGTCTCGCGGCTGACGCCAGAGGTGATCGAGCGCTTCAAGCTCACCAGGCTCGAGGAGGGTGCCGCTCGCGGCAGCGTCAACTTGCAGCTTGGGCTCCTTCGCCGCGGGCTCCGTCTGGCCCAGCGGCTCGGCCGAGCGTTGAGGATCCCGCACGTCCAGCTTCTCTCTGGCCAGGTCGTGCGCGAGGGCTACCTGACGGCCGCGCAGTTCTCGAAGCTCCACGCGACGCTCGAGGTGCTGGACCCGGACGCCGCGGACGTGGCGCGGTTCCTCTACGCCTCCGGCTGGCGGCTCGGGGAGGCGCTTGGCCTGCGGTGGAGCGAGGTCTCCGACGAGGCGATCACGCTCTCGGCCTCGAGGTCGAAGACCGGGAAGGCGCGGACGGTGCCGCTCGTGGCCGTGCTCCTGGAGGTGGTCGAGAAGCGCCGGGAGTGCCGTCAGGGCGCGTTCGTCTTTCACCGAAGGGGAAAGGCCATACGGAGCTTCCGCGGAGCCTGGAAGCGAGCCTGCCGCGTGCGCAGCCTCGAGGGGACGTTGATCCACGACACCCGCCGGAGCTTCTGCCGGAACTGCCTGATCGCCGGGGTGCCAGTCAGGACGGCCATGGCGATCGGCGGCTGGACCAGCACCAGAACCTTCAACCGCTACGCGATTTGTGACGAGCGGCTCATGGCGGAAGCGCTGCGAAAAATCGCGGAACTATCCCTTTGACTTCTCGTGGCCGTTACGGTTTACTGCGGGCGTGTCGCAGGAAACCATGAGTTCTGAGTACCGCCGGCCGGAAGCCACCCTTACGTTCTTGGCGAAGCGGGATAGGATCTCTATTGCGGCGCGGCGGGAGATTCCTCCGAAGTCCTCGGCGATGTCGTCGAGGGTCACGATGGTTTCCCGAGAAAGGCGGAGGGTCATGGACTCGGGGTACTTGGTCTTCAACACGGTGGGCATAGTCCCCATTGTGGCCGAAAGGGTGAGTCTCCGCAAGACGAACGTGAACCTGACCCGGGAGCGTAACGGATGTTCCAGCCGTTCCGGCCGCGGTGAGGTTGCACGCCTAAAGGCAGGGGAACACCGCACGAATCCGCCCAGGTTGTTTTTCCACGACGTAAAGGAGGCGGCTACCCCACCAGGGCCGCACTCCTCCCTGGGCTTTGAACTGGCTTGCTCCTTTGGGGGTTCCGGGGCGTCCGCGAAGCGTCCCCGGGCCGGGGCCTCGAGCGCGAGAGAGAGAACTGCCCGCTCTCCCCGCACCAGCTCGGGGCCCCTTTCTTTTCACCATGTTCCCTCCGTGCCGACCGACCAACTGCCCCGGAGGTCGGCTTCTTCTTGCCGGGACCGCTGCGTTTTCCTCGTCGGCGGTCCCGGTTTTTTCACCCTGTCCATGCTGTGTCCTGGGCCGATCCGGCTTCCTGGAAAGTGCCGGGTCGGCCTTTCTTGACCTACGAGAAAGGCTTAGGTAGAAGTGCGCCAGTCTAGACGTCCTTCTCTTCACTCGGCCGGGGGTTCTAACTCCTCTGGAGCCTCCGGCCGATTTGATCTCCTCGCCTTGGCCGTCCTCGACGACGGCTGCGCCTGGATCCGGACCCTGACCGGCTTCGAAGCCTCCGCCGTCCTCCTCGAGGTCGAGGCCGGGCGGAAGGCGGGCGGCCAGGCCGTCCACGCGGCCCTGGGGACCCTCAGCGCCTTCGTGTGGCCACGGAAGCACCTGAAGGGCGGCTGGGCCGTCTGGGACAGCCTGGCGCCCTTCCAGGGGGAGCCTCGGGGCGTCCGGCAGGTGCCTGGGGAGGCGTGGCGTTGTCCAAACTGCGGGAGCTCCAAGGCGAGGCACCCGCAGAGCGACACGTGCTGGGACTGCACGCGCGAGGCGGTGGAGTCGTGAACGCTGGAGAAAATCTCGCTGTCGATCTCCTTGGTCGCTCCTTCAAGCGCGTCTGCCAGGAGAAGGCAGACCTCGAAGTCGCGCTCGAGCGGATCGTGAACACCCTGGGATCGCGCTGCGACCTGGACGCGGACGAGCGCGCGGCGCTCGACGCCGGGATCGCGCTGCTTCAGAGATTGGAGAAGTCGTGAGCTGCCCGATCTGCGAACGGCGCGATCCGGGTGGCCGTTGGTGCCGCACCTGCAAGATCCTCGGCGTCGTCTTCGTCCTCGTCGCCGTGTTCTTCGCTTCGTGGGTGCTCGGGATCGTCGCGACGTGGCAACCAGAAACAACCATTCAGGAAGGAAGGCGATTTTGACCGAACGCGAAGCACTGATCGAAGCGCTGAATCTCCTACAGGGTCTCCACCGGGTCGTTCAAGGACTCGCCGAGCGGGTCCAGCTCCTCGAGCAGGTCGTACTCCTCACGCCGAACCCGCGCGAGGAGGCGCTCTTCAACCAGGTCGCCGCCGGCTACCAGCGCGAGTGCGAGGCCAAGGAGCTCCGCCTCACGGACGAGCAAGTCGCCGAGATCGAGGCCGAGATCGAATCGAAGAACACGGAGGAGCCATGAGCATCGAAGAGACTCGCGCAAGGCTCCGTGCCTTCGGCGACAAGCTCGGGCTCACTCTCATGGAGCAGGGCGAAGTCGGGTTCGGCAGGCCCTGCGTCGGCTTCCTGCGTGGCCATGTTTACGTCGATTACAACCCGATCAGCATGGTCGACTTCGAGCCCATATTCCCAGAGGACTCGCGGCTCGAAGCTCCGCCAGGAGTGCGCTCCTACCATAAGCACAGTTGTGTTGCAGTCCTCGCTGAAGGTGACCCTCCTGACTACGGCCAGGCTCTGAGCCAGCTTCTCGAATGGGTCGAGGAGCTTGAAGCTCAGGGAGAACTTCAAGTGGTCTCCTACCCGACCGGAGCAACAGGAATGCAGGCGGTAATCACTGGGGCTACTGGATCGGCCATACGCTTCAAGGAGAGTCACCCATGATCGCCACCTGGCTCTTCGTGACCATGGGCGGCCTCTCGCTGATCTGGCTCGCGTTCGCCGTCTTCGAGACCCGCGAGGCCAAGAAGGACGAGGCCGACGCCGAGCGGGACTTCGCGCGGCGGTGCTGGGAGAAGGAAGAGGGCGGATTTTAGGCATGGGTACTCGCACAGGACGTCTCAAGTCGAGCGAGACGCACCGGGCCGAGATCCGATACGAACGCGACATGGAACAGCTCGACGAGGAGGTATCTCTATTGACGACGCGTGTACTCGAAGGAGAGAAGTCGTTTCTCTCCCGAATAACGCAAGGCAGAAAGATCCGACCGCGCCGGACCATGCTCTACGGCGTCCAGGGCGTGGGGAAGTCAACGTGGGCGAGCATGGCACCACAGCCAATCTTCCTCCCCACGGAGGACGGTCTCGGCGATATCGACTGCGAGAGCTTCCCGCTCTTCACGAAGTTCGAGGACGTGATCGGGGCGCTCAAGGAGCTCGCCTCGAGCGAGCACAACTACGGGACGGCCGTGGTCGACTCGCTCGACTGGCTCGAGCAATTGATCTGGGACTACACCTGCCGCGAGGGCCAGCAGAAGTCGATCGAGGCGTTCGGGTACGGGAAGGGCTACATGGAAGCGCTCCAGCACTGGCGCGAGTTTCTGCGGCTGCTCGACGTTCTTTGCCTCACCCGCGACATGTCGGTGATCCTCCTCGCACACGCGAAGATCGAACGCTTCGAGGCTCCCGAGACCCAGAGCTACGACAGGAACGTACCGAGGCTCCACAAGACCGCCTCGGGGCTCGTCCAGGAGTGGTGCGACGAGGTCTTCTTTGCAACGTACAAGGTGTTCACCAAGGTCGAGAAGGGCAAGTTCAACAAGGAGGTAACGAAGGCGGTCGGGAGTGGGGAGCGAATCGTCAGGACGTCCGAGCGGCCTTTCGCCATGGCGAAGAACCGGCTCGGGTTCCCGGACGAGATCCCGCTCGACTACAGGGTGTACGCGGAAATGCTCAAGGAAAAGCAGAAGGGAGCCTGATGGAACTGGCTGGGTTTGACGCCACGCAAAAGGGCGAGTGGAAGCCTGAGATGGATCTCCTCCCCGACGACGACTACGTCGCGGTGATCGACCAGAGCGAGGAGAAGAGGACGAAGTCGGGCATGGGAAGCTACCTCGAGCTTCGATTCGAGGTGATCGAAGGGCCGTTCAGCTCACGGAAGCTCTGGACACGGCTCAACCTGAAGAACCCGAGCGACAAGGCCGTTGAGATTGCCGAGGCCGAGCTCGGAGCGATCTGCAAGGCGGTGGGGGTCGAGACCCCGAACGTGTCTGAGGACCTCCACGACCGGCCGCTCATGATCAAGGTGCGCTCGGAGGAGCGCCAGGACAAGCCCGGGGTCTTCTCGAACGTGATCCGGGGCTACGCCCCGAAGGTGAGCGCTGCGGGCCCCAGTGCGCCTCAGAAGGCTCCTGGCTCTGCCCCGTGGGAGAAGAAGCCCGAAGGCTGGAAGCAGAAGGAGAAGACTCCGTTTTGAAACGTGGTGGCGTGACAACCGGGGTGGTGGCGTGGGGCTCCCTTAACGAGGGGGTGAGGAGATTGGTCGCCCGGCCCGGGGGTTCACTGGGCTGGGTGCCTTGAACTGGAGGTTGGTAAGTGAAGTCGAAGAGATTGCATGAGGTCGTTTTGAAAGCGGATCCAGAGTGACGTGGAGCCGCAAAAGAACTGGCCCAAACTCTGGCAAGAGTGGATGGCGGGCTGGGCAGATGGGAAGAACCCCGTGATGCCGTTCTGGGCCAAGGACTGGATCACGGACCAGCAAGTCCGGTGGATGTCCGTTGCCGAGAAGGGAGCATACA